ACATTTCCTTCAATAAAACCTAGATTATTAGCGTGTATATATTGTATAGGTTGTATCTCACCTTTGCTGTAGTGACTACCACCTATTTGCTGATCTAAAGCACTATAGTACTTATCCCAGTTATCATCTAAGCTCATCGTCAAAAGCTCCTTTATCTATAGATATTTCTAACTTATCGTCAAATCTATCACAAATATCTTGAGTACTTATTTCCAATATTTCACACAGTAGGTCTGGATCGTAGAACTCTACTATGTACTCCACTAATTCTTCTATTGTTCTAGACATAATCTTTACTCCATTTTTTTAATTCTTTTAGTTGGTCAGAGCCGAACCACTTTATACCTTCTTTTTCGCACCAGCCAGCGTTAGTTAGTTTAGAGCCTTTACGTAGTTTTTGATGAGGTCTAGACCAAACAAAGACAAGTGTTTTACCTTCTGCTTGTAGCTGTTTGTGTATAGCTTTGTACTTAGCTGTGTCACCACTACGAAAGAACCCTTTTATTTCAATGTATACGTTTCCCTTAACGAAATCGGGAGTATAAGTCTTAGGTATCATATAACTTAACCTTTCTGACTCATACTCCCAACCATTAAGACCCTTTGCTACTTCAGCTTCCAGCTTGCTTCTGTACTTTGGCATCTTTCTTCTTTGTCTCCTTCTTGGTTAATGCTTGACACATTACTCCGGTGCTTCCGACAAATGGGCTACCATGTAACTCCCAGCCGTCTTCTAGAAGCCCTTGAACTAGTTCTTCAAAACGCTCTGGTCGGTTTGATTGGATAACGCTGTATAACATCTATTTAATCTCCAGTACTTTTGGTTCGTTCCATATTTCCGTAAAGTAACGTGGGCCGCTACTGTATAAGAAAGTTCTTAGTTTAGGGTAACAAGCCTTTTTATAACCACAGTAAGAACAGCCTGTAGGTAGTTTCATGTTACCACTTTTGCCATCGGGAACAGGATCATAACAGGGCTCAGGCATAGTGTCTGAAGTGACGACAGCCTTGAGGTGTTCTATGCGATCCTGTACTTTTTCTCCTTTATCCAAGTCTATCATAGACAGTGTTAAGTGTCCATGTTGCTTGTCCATAGCCAGCCAGCCACCTTCTTGTGCATCTAGTGCTGCTCCGTAGCCTTTTAGCTGGTCTACATATCCGAAAGGGTCGTCAAACTCTACTGTATCGTCTTTGAACTTTTTAAATCCAAATGTAGATACACTCTTAACATCTATCAACGTGCCATCTATACAGCAGTCCATAGACCCTTTAACTCCATTTATCTCCACACGTTCTTGTTCGTGTGTTACTGTGTGTCCTGAAAGACGCACTAGTAGCAACACTAGCTCTTCTATTATGTGTCCGTACAAGAACTTTATAAGTGTAGAAGGCTCTAGCTCTTCAGACTTTGTAGACTGTGCCTTATGCCAAATCTGCCTATCTGGCTTACCAATAGCTGACATACGTAAGGCCGTACTGTCTTTTCTCTCTTCAAAGATACGACTAAATACTAGCTCATCCATGTTCTTGCTAAACGTCTGAAAAGCAGAATCTACATCTACACCTTCAGCAGCTTTACCATTACGTATGAGTTCATAAATATCTTCTACTACTGTATCAACTGTCTTTTTCATAGCATCCTCTATGTTTAATGTGTTTCAGACCAATCAGTGCCTATCTTGTATTCTCCGTCTAACGGGCACTTCATGTTTAACTGAACTCCTGCTTCTATTATAGCACTTACAGCCAGCTTTCCAAACTCATCAGCGTGGTCTTCCGCTACCTCTGTTTGAAATTCGTCATGTACATTACCAACAAACTTATAATCAAGATTTCTCTCTTTAGCTTGTTGATCAAGAATGACTAATGCTTTCTTCATAACTATTGCTCCTGCCGACTGCAAGAGATAATTTAGTGCGCTATAATCTTCTTTTATCCATACCTTTCTTCGGTCTAGACCTTTAATGTAGCCTCTTCCAGCAGCTTTGATTACTTGCTCACGTAGACGTTTAAGAGCTGGTATAGCGTCCAAGAACTTCTTCTTTAGTCGCTTACCTTCTTTAGCTGTACCGCCTACTATCTCACCTATCTTTGCATCACCAGCTCCGTACAGAAATCCGTATATGAAGGTTTTTGCTTGTGATCTTTCAGGTAATCCAGCAGCAATCTGGTTAGCTGTGTGAATGTCTCCGTTTATAACCTCATTAGTGTATGCTTCGTCATTCATATAACTAGCAAGCATACGTAGTTCTAAACCAGCAGCATCACAACCAACTAACTTATATCCTTTCGGTACTGTCCAGCACTGTCTACATTCCTTGCCATAGGGACTATACGACGCAGGCACTTGAGCCAGATTAGGGCTGCTATGTGACATACGATTTGTCTGTGCTCCTATGGGATTGACGTAACCATGTACACGTCCGTCATTTTCAACAGCTTCTACCCAGCTCTGTACTTGAGCAATACGCTTTTGTACAAGTAGGTATTGAGCTATCAACTGTGCTTCAGGAATTTCTACAGATTCTAGAACCTTCTCATCAACTTTTGGTAGACCAGTTTGAGTAAACTCTTTTGGATGCCATCCGTAGTGCATGAGATAACGTCCTATCTGTTGTCTAGAGCCTAAGTTAAATTCAGGATACTCAGTTCTTCCGTAAGAGCCTGCCTTATTGTAATGATAGCCAGCTTCTTCGTGTCGTAATAACACAGCAGCTTTTGTGCCATCTTTCTTATAAGGGTTCTTAGGATAGTTCTTTTCTATCCAAATCGGTAACGGAGTAAAGCGTTCATGTACTTTGTCCTCCAGCTCCATCTTCTTTTCTTTCAGCTCTGCTAACAGGTCTAATGCTTTGTACTCATCAAGTAACCAGCCAGTACGTGACTGCTCGTTAATGATCTTATGTACTTCCATCTCTAACTGTATAGATTGCTCAGAAAAGCCCTCAGACTCTACCATCAGTTTCTTGTAGGTCTTAACATTGACCTGTACATCACGTTCACAGTATTCCAGCATCTCATCTGTAAACTGTGTGAAGTCAGTGTGGTCGCCTTTAGGATAGCCTAAACGCTGTCCCCATGATGCCAGACTGTGGCCTCCGTCACGTACAGGATTAAACAAACGAGAAAGGACTAATGTGTCAGTCATTTTGATATTACTAAAGTCTAAGTCTAGTAGTCTCTCAAGAACAGGAATGTCATATCCTAAGATATTATGTCCTACAATCTCTTGAACACCATCTAAGTTAAACTGATTAATCATATCCGGAGTGTATGACTTTGTTTGACCACTATCTAAATCAGCAGTGACAATACAAAATATTTTATCGGGATTTAAACCATTGGCTTCAATATCTAATACTATTCTAGAACTCACTTTCTTCCACCTCTTTTAACTCAGGGGCTATGCCCCGTTCTAAACGTGACGTTTCTTGATTGTAGTATAACCAACCAGCTTCGCCAGTGTTACCAGTTCGTCTACATTTAACAAGCTGTACCTTAGTACAGTTCTTAGTATACTCATCATCTGACATCTTGTCTCGACTAAGTAGTATAGTATTGTAGCTAATCTGGTTAATACTGCCAGAACCTTTCAAGTCATACTCGCTAACGTCATGTGCTTCTTTAACAAAAGGCTTACGCATATGACTAACTATAATTAAACATACGCCTGTCTCTTGTACTAGCTTTAAGCATCTGTCCATGAAATCATCTATGGCTTCGTTCTTATTAGGAACAGCAGCCTGTAGAGGATCAAGAACAAGTACTTCACAGTCTAGACCTTTAACAAGATAACGCATCTTGGAGAATAACTCATCAGAATCCACAGAACCTTGATGGTCTAGTATGTGTAACTTGTCACCAGCAAACAGCTCATCGTATTGCTTACGATACTCTGAGTAGTCACGTTCATTGGTGGGTATGTTACTTATATTATTACATACGTGTACTGATAATAACTTCTCTATAGTCTCGCCTTTACTAGCCTCTAAGAACACACAGCCTATCTTCTTGTTACTCTCCTGAGCCATTCCGTAGACTAAGTTATAGAGCACAGTAGACTTGCCTATAGAAGTAAGCGCACCTAAAGTAGTTATCTCACTAGCAGCCATACCACCATTCATCATGGCGTTTAGCTTGCCAAAAGCGGACGGGAAAGGAATAACCTCCTCCGTGCCTCTAGTTACAAAACTTTCCCAGCAAGACTCATCACTAGCAGGGCTTACAATACCTACAGGTTTATAGCTCTTAGCGTCCCAGAAGCAACGCATAAAGTCACGTACACGCCTAGCCATCAACATATCAGAAGCGTCCTTTAAGGGCATTTCCATTATCTTAACTTTGTTAGGCGAAAACAAATCTACAACTTCGGATATTGCTTTCTGTCCTGCATCGGCTTGATCAAAGCACAGTACAACATTTTCAAAGCTCTCTAGAAACTCTAGGGATTCTTTTATGCCCTGCACAGCACTTGCAGAACCATTCTTTAGACTGACTACAGGCCATTTACCCTCAAACATTTCAGACACAGAAAGACAATCAAGCTCTCCCTCTGTTACTGTAATGTACTTACCACCATCTAGATTCTCAAATAAGTGTTGTCCGAACAGACCCGACGCTCTGATTTCGCCAGTAGCGTAGAACTTCTTGTCCTGTACGTTTCTGGTTTTAAATGCAACAACCTCTTTGGATAATCCGAGCTTACTGTAGTACGGGTAATGGTGTTTGGTAATATTACCTTCTCTGTCCTTATCAACCTTAACGCCATACTTACGGCATATCTCGTCTGATATTTTCCTATCTTTAATGCTGCTGAATACTGCTGTATCCGGTAGCCGTGTTGTGTTGGTGTAATCAATGTCAATAACATCTAGCATCCCCTCGTTCCTCTCGCTATCTGCTCTCTCATGGTAGCCACAGCCTTGACTAAAGCAATGCGCGTGACCATCTTCCCATCGAGCAAGGTTATCTCTACTGCCACATTTAGGGCATGGTTCTTTTCCTGTAAGTTTTTTACTTTCTTTCGGATAAACTTTGTAGCCACTCATCGTAATCCCCTCTCCACATATAATATTCTAGCACTACCAATATGCCTGCTTGAACATTTAAACAGTCTTGCTTGTCTGATAAATGTATTAACGGGTCTTTTATGGTCTCACTCATCGTCTCATATGACCTGATTAGGTCAGCAATGACAACGGATTCTGCTAGTTCCTCAAGTTCAGTCTGATAATCTTCGTAACTTTTATTCATTTGTTCACCTCTGTAAATGCTTTGGTAATTATACGACAAAATTCTGATCGTACAATATCTTTAGGGTCGTTAAATTCAACAACACCAATATAACAATCCAAATAAGCTAAGTACTTACTCATATCTACAACTGTTTTTAGTCCAGATGAGTAACCCTTGTTAGATTGATTTAAGTCTCCCGTGATAACTACTGTTGATCCTTCCCCTACCCTCTTTAGAAACATCTCCATTTCTTTTGGGCTAGTGTGTTGGGCTTCGTCTAGTAACACGAAAGAGTTATCCCAAGTTCGTCCCTGCATGTATTCAAATGGTACAACGTCTATTGTTCCGTTTGCTACATATTCTTCGTATTTGCCTGATAGATGTTTCTTGAATATATCCGTATAAGGAATAACCCAAGCTGCCATCTTTTCGTCCATATCTCCTTTTAGGTAGCCTATTGATCTACTATCTGAGACATTGGGGCGACATAACACTATCTTTCCTTGTTTGTTATCAATCTTAAATTGTGAAGCTAATGTAGCGGCAATGTATGTTTTACCACTACCAGCAAGACCTAATCCTACTGTTACTGTTTTTTCTTTTATTGAGTTTATATAAAGACTCTGTTGTAAAGATAACGGCTCTAGTTTAACGCTGTTACTGCTACGATTATTCTTTATCTTGCTCAATCTCTACGCCCTCTTTAGTAAATGTGATTGTGACTTTTTCTTCTGACTGTTCTAGCAGCTGCATAGCCTTATCAAGCAGTTCATAAAGCTGCTCGTCATAGTCTATATGGTTCTTTGCTTCTTTCCAGACAATGTACATATCAGGCAAGAAAAACAAAACAACAGTACAGAACACGCCAAGCCCTGCTGCTATCCAAACTATCTCGCTAAATATCTCTAACATTTTAAATCCTCTAACGACTCAAACGACTCAACCACTTCTTGTAGAAGCTCTAGTTTTCTCTCTGTTGCTTGTTCGTTTAGGTTGTGGCTACTCATGTAGCAGTTGACATTATTTATTGTAGTATTAAGGACGTTAGCTATATAGGATACAGGAGCTCCGTATGCTTTTAGTTCTATAGCTAATGCCCTCTGATCTACAGTCCATTGCTTTCTTGGTCTAAGTTTTAATCTTCCCACACAGTACCTTTTTGATACATCTGCATGGCCGTATTTAAAGAGCAACCATAGCCCTCCATTATTTCCTCAAACATCTGCATAAATAGCATCAGTTACTTGCCTCTAGTCCTTTAATTAAACACGTTTGTACGTAACAAACACCTTTGTCCCATTCATATTGATCCGCTTCTTCTAGTAAATAGAAAAAATCATCTCTGGATAAATTCCATTTTATATTAGATTCAGTACAACAAAGACGAATAGCAGGCGCTCCAGTGTCAGTATTTAAGTAAGCCAAAAGCTCAATGCCCTCAAAGTCAATAAGTTTTGGTGTTTTAATTCTGTACTGTTGTTCTATGTACAGCATTAGTAACTTACCTCCAGCTCGTCTCCCGTGAAGTATTTACAGTTCCAATCCTCTAACACTAAGAACCAACGTGGGCTCCCGTTAGGTGCTTTTACCACCTCGCCATCACTGTTCATTACTTTTCCAGACAATAAAAAATCTTCATGTACTGGCTGTAAAATAACATCAATAACAGCGTAGTGACCAGACGGGACTATAAAGGAATCAGATTCTTTTATCTTAAAGCCTGTATAGGCATAGGCAGGCGCATTGTTCTTGCAGATTAGTGGAGGGGAATATGCACTACTGTTAAAAGACAGTGAAAGCATAAAAATTAATATTAGTAATTTCATAATTACTCCTTTAGTTTAAGGTCATCTATATTCTTTAAATCACCTATTGCTAAGTTCCAGCAATCAGCCCTGAATAGAAATCCGTTTGTAGGGTCTCGGTCTCCTTTCTTACGCTCTGTTGCTTGTTTAAAATACAGTTCCTTTTCTATGTAACCCAATAGCCAGACTGTGGAGTAATCTCCCTTAGCCCTTGTGAATACATAGTAGTCGGTATCTTGTTTAGTGTTGTATGATGCGATAGATACGTCATATTCTGGTTTTGGTACTGACCTACATCTTTTAGTCTTAACATCAATAGTTTTTCCGTTAGACAAGATTAGGTCGTATTGGTAGGTATTTTGGTGATCTGCTTTTAAATATTCTGCTGTTAATATTTCACCTAGAAAGCCAGC